TCCCTGCTGTCAATGACCTCGATGACCACCGGGTCGGGCTTGATGCTCTCCCCTTTGCTGGTCACGTCCATAGCCTCCCCGAAGCCTTCCTTGCGCCCGAGGGTGCTTATGAGGTAGCGGAGCATGTAGCCGTCAGGTTTCTCAATCCAGCCGACAATCTGGTTTTTCTCGTTCAGTTTCGGGATGCCGATAGACACTACCCTCGCGGAACGAAGGCACTCGTCAAGGAGTTTCCCTCTGTACTCGTCTATTATCGCCTGGAACTCGGGTTCAGCAGCGCACCATTTATAGACGGTTTGCCGATAAACCCCCAATGCGGTCGCCATCTTCCCCACGGTACCTCCGCAGGCTTCGGCAACCTCTTTAAATTTTTTTAATGTTGGCCTTTTCATAGTCTTACTGTGATGTTCTTACGAAGTTCATAAACTCAGCTCGCAGTGCGGGCTCTGTTTTAAATACACCCGTGAGGAAGCTCGAAGTCATTGTGCCTTTCTTTTTTGCGCCTCTCATAGTTTTGCAAAGATGTTCCCCCTCCATAACAAGCGCAACACCGAGGGGCGGGTTGTCCTCTCCGAGGGCTTTGGAAAGCATAGTAACAATATCGCTAACAAGCCTTTCCTGAATCTGCATCCTCGCAGCGCAATAGTCAACGACTCTCCCAATCTTCGAAATACCAAGTATTTTTCCCTTCGGGTTAGGGAGATAAGCAAACCAATACTTTCCAAAGAAAGGCATCTGGTGGTGTTCACACATAGAGTAAAAATCTCCCGTGTCAACGACCATGTTGTCGTATATGATACCATCCATGCCATTTTGAAAGGTCGTTATTTTCGGAGCCATCGCAGGGTCGTATCCGCGATAGATTTCTTTCCACATTCGGACTATTCTATCAGGAGTCCCGACAAGGCCCGGCCGCGTAGGGTCTTCTCCTATGTATCGCATAAGCAAACGCAACGCTTCTTCCGCTTGCTCTTTAGTAATCACTTCTTTATCCATATACATCTATCTCACATTTATAATCTTCTGGGTTTGTAGCGACAGTTTCCAGTCCGGGTGCGCTTTCAGCCATTCGATGCTCTTGGCGATGATTTCGGCGTTAAGGTCGGCATCTCCCGTGTCGCAAGGCTGTATGTATTTCTCCCGACCGAGGTCTTCGTACTTTATTGGCGAATTTTCGCCGTTATAAACGACTTTCACCTCATCAGCTATGATATTATCCGGAAAAAGAATTGCATTGGCGCAGAAGTCGTTTTTTGGCGACACTGTTACCCAATCTATTCCACTCGGATACTCTCTTGTCCCGTTAGTTTCCATAGCGAGATAATAGCCATCCTCGTGAAGTCTGTCGGTCAATGTCTTTGTCAACTGGAGGGTCGGTTCGCCGCCTGTAAAAACAATAAACCTACACGGCTTGTACTTGCTTATTTCTTCGACAAGTTTTTCTTCGGTGTAATCCTCGCCTCCTTTAAAGTCAGTGTCGCAAAAAGGACAGGCAAGGTTGCAACCCGAGAAACGCACGAAGATTGCAGGTTTTCCCGTATATGTCCCCTCCCCTTGAAGGGAGTAGAATATCTCCTTAATCTTCATTGTCAGTCCTCCTCATATATCGCAAGGTTGCCTTCGGATTCTTGCACCTCGGCACGATAACATTCCGGTATGGTATCCACAATCCACTTTGCGATGTTTTCCGCAGTGGGATTGAAGGGCAACAGTTCATTCAAGAAGCCGTGGTCGAGATAGCCGTGAATCTTCTCTTTGATATGCTTGAAATCCACGACCATGCCGTCGCTGTTCAGTTCTTTTGCTTTGCACCAGACTTTGATAATCCAGTTATGGCCATGAATATTTGCACACTTGCTCGGGTACGAAAGGTGCAGTCTGTGCGATCCTGCTACCTCCATCCTCTTTGAAACGTAATACATGGTTTATTTCTTCGTTTGATTACTATTCTTCATATTCGGTTGGGTCGGGAACGCCTGCCACTTTAAAGGCTTCTTTCCTTTCGACGCAAGTGCCGCACTTTCCACAATGCTTGTCGCCGCCCTTATAGCAACTCCAAGTCCGGGAGTAATCCACTCCGAGCTTAGCGCCCCGTTTAGCTATATCGGCTTTCGTAATTCCTGTATAAGGAGCGACAACCTTGATATGCTCGTATGTGCCATAAGACATCGCCTCGGACATCGCTTCGATGAAAGTTCCCCGACAATCGGGATATATTGCATGGTCACCGCCGTGGTTAGCAATCATAACATAGTGCAGCCCCCGGCTCTCCGCAAGTCCACATGCGACAGCGAGCATTATTCCGTTCCTGAAAGGGACAACGGTAGATTTCATATTCTCATCGGCGTAGTGCCCTTCGGGGATTGCTTCAGCGCCCTCCAGAAGCGAACTCTTGAAGTAGTCGTGAATGAAGCCGAGAGGGATTATCAGATGCTCTATCCCGAGTGCCTGACAATGCTCCTTGGCGAAAGCGATTTCCTTCTTCGCGTGATTGCTACCATAGTCAAATGTGATTGCGAGGGCGATTTTGTCCTTGTATTCGTGCAAGAGGGTTATACTATCCATCCCTCCGCTTACGATGATTGCTGAATCTTTCATACTGCTTATTCGTTACGGAAGCAGGCGAGCCTGCGTGCTTTCACCATATCCTGATGTTCTTCGTCTCCCCAGTTTGCCATAGGGTAGATGCTGATACCGCCCCTTGGCATGAACACGCCGATAACCTCTATATATTTCGGCTCCATAAGGGCTTTCAAGTCTTTCATAATCATATTGACGCAATCCTCGTGGAAGTCTCCGTGGTTACGGAAAGAGAAGAGGTACAGTTTGAGCGACTTGCTCTCTACCATCCTTTCACGCGGGATGTAGTTGATGATGATTTTCGCAAAGTCGGGCTGGCCCGTTTTAGGGCACAAGGAGGTGAACTCCGGGCAGTTGAATGTCACCAGATATTCGTTCTCCGGGTGCTTGTTGACGAAAGTCTCAAGGACTGACGGGTCATAGTCATAGTGGTATTTGGTATTCTGATTACCAAGCAGGCTTACGCCTTTCAATTCTTCTTTGTTTCTTGCCATAGTTATTATGTTTTTTGATGTTTTGTTTCTGTTTTATTGATTACTCACCATATAACAGGCAGATTTTGTCTCGCCCATTTTTGATATAAGGCCCACTGGTGGAAATTGTAAGTCATTAGACCTTCATACCCCGGGCCGATGATTATTCGAGTATTCGGCTTCTTTGTGCTTTGAACCATTATTTTTTTGTGCGGGTCAAAGTCCCAATGATTGCCATACCTTTGCCCGCCGCTCCAAGAAGAACTATCTACGGAGTCGAAATGAAAACGAGGAAGTATCTTTGTTTTTGTGAAGCCGAGTCCGTGTATCCGGCAGTCCAATTCATGCGCCTTGTCTATGAACCATGGAGCCCATTTGTCTGTTAACTGACTCGGCAATCCTTCGGTAAGAAAAAAACCAAGGCAAATACGGGGGTATTCTTGGCAATCTTGAAGGAAACTCGCCTTGCCCCTTATAGTATGCCAGACAGGGATAGAACGCCAGCCTACAAGGTTTTCTAAGCGGTCGCGGAGTTTGCGGGTTTCCTTGACTCCTATCAACTGGTCCACATCCAGTTCCACGTAGGACTTGATATTGTTCTCCTTGATGTAATCGGCGTATTCCCGGATGTATCTGTCATAGTCCACTTTCTTGCCCGAATTTATAAATGAGAAAACCCCGCTGTCCAGCATAAAGTCCTTCATATACGGGATTGTTGCCGTCAACTCCGGGAGCGCCTTTATATAGTAGTACGACGACAGGATATCACACCCTTTCATCATTTCATAGCCAGTGTAATGGCATCCCGTTACCGCAAGATAAACCCTCATAGCCGCTACTTAACCTTACATCCTTCCCACTCTTCGAGAGTCACCTTGAGTGCAGCTTTAATATCCTCTAAATTGTCGGCCCACTGTTCCGGGATTTCTATGGAAACAATATGCGATTTTTCTGTCGGCTCATTGAGGCTGTCGGCCTCTTCGAAAAAGTCATCCACATCACCCGTAGCGGGAGCTATGTAGTCCAACTCCATACCCCAGTCTTGCAACTCCTCGAGGTTCCACTCGTTCCCGGAAAGGATGTCGTAGTCATTTTGCCCGTATGCCTCATTCGATTTTATGGCATAGGCACGTAACTTCTCAAAAGGTGTATCGGGGAGAAATACTATGCAAGGGACTTCCTCAAAGCCGAGCTCCTTACAGGCCGCCAACCTCTGGTTACCACCGACGACGATATACTTCCCGTCCTTCCCCTTGATATGGGAGAGGGTAAATACTTCCAGCGGGTTATAAAGCAAGTACTCCGGGTCATCTGTGACACTCTTTTTCAACGCCTCATAACGGGAGTCGCGAATCCAACGCGG